AAATTACTCATTAAAAAGCCAATTTATAGAGATCCAATACACGCTTTATATGGTCAGGAAAACTTACGTTTCTCCACTGACTGCTAGTCGTCTGGTTCTCCATGCTCGATCCGCCAATAGTTCTACGAGCTTTATATTCATCTTTAAAGTAGTAAGTAACCAAATCAATTACTGCTAGTTTTAAATCTGCTGGAGTATCTGCATACCCTGCACGATAGGTAACACGTACAGCACCAGGTCCTTTCTTCCAGTTTACATACCCTGACCCATTTGTTCTATACAAAGCATCAGTAGTTGAATCCAAGTAGTATTCGTTTGCACCAGTAGTAAGAGTGCTATAAGCACTAGAGTAATTTTCTCTTTCTTCTACCAGTGAGACACTGTTGACTGGGCTTTCTGAAAGTTGAATAACATTCGTATCCCAATCAACAGTAATTGTTTCCACTTTATCGCTAGAATAAAAATCTACAATACTATTAGCACAGTAGGTTTTTACTAATTGACTTACGGAAGAAATTAAACTCTGAAGGCGAACATTGTCCTTGAGGTTTTCAATTCCTTCGGATGTTTTATAGTCATCAAGAGTAATTAAGTCAGCCATAAGTCAATTAGTAAAAACCGGGAGGGGTTGCCCCCTCCCAGTATTGACTCGAAACTATTAAGCTTCGAAGTCGATTTTAACAGACGGCTCGTTAGTACCGTCTCCAGCTAACAACTCTTCAAATCCAAGAGACTGACTAGCTACGATAACGCGACGCTGTTGCATCACTTCGTAATCCTGCTCAACGGTCACACCGCGGAGGCGAGGAATTACGTAGTTCCTGCGATATACGCAGAAGGCAGCCGGAGCACCAGTGGTTTCAGCCGGGAACTCGTCAGAAACGACAACCGGAGTACCAAAGACTGCACCCATCGTACCCGTCACCTTAGCGGCGAGGTCACTACCAACTTCATTCAGGTTCTGGAATTCAGCATCCTGGAGAAGATCGTAGTAGCTGTTCTGGCTTACGATGTAAGCAAGATCAGTTGGGTTGATGCCGTATTTACCCATGGATGCACGAGCACCCAAAAGCATGGCAGCCGTAAGCTTCGTTGCAGAAGCAATCGAGAATGTACCCGGATCATAACCAGCTGCAACATTGTCAAGGCCCTGAATCGTACCATTTCCGTTAAGAATGGTATCTTCCACTTCACGAGCGTGAGCACGTGCAACGCCTTCAACAAGCATAGGCATCAGGTTAACCAGAACCTGCTCATCGACATCATTGTCCATGAAGGTGCTGGAAACCAAGCGGTAAGCATTGAGGATAACCTGCTTCGGCTCGTACTGATTGTAGCCAGCACTAGAAGCGTCACGGTTTTCCAAGTTGCCTGACGTAGCATTGATTGCCCAATCTGCTTTACCCGTATCGGGCTGGATCGGCAGAACGGTAGCAGCTCCGTTAACATTGATTTCACGGAAAAGCGTAGCAACACGAAGTTCACGCATAATTTCTTTCTCGATCTGAGAAGAAACTTCCTGATCAATATCAGCAGCTTGTGCCGTATAGCTAATACCTGCCTTTTCAAAGAGGTCACGACCATAGTTCGTATCCCAGCCTTTCTTGGTCATAACACCAAGCATATGGGCATACATAAGCTCCTGGCCAAACTTAGAAACGGAATCGCGAGATGAAGCACGATCGGCGAAAACCTTTTTAGAGTCACGCATCTTTTCGATTTCGTCACTCTTTTCTTTCAGGTCTGCCTCATACTTCTTCAGGACTTCGTCCATTTCAGCATTTTTAGCAGTCAGCTTGCTCTGGACTTCCTCAACGAGCTTTTCGGTACCGGTTTGAACACCGGTTTCAATGGCAGCTTTCACTTCGGCATCTTTAGCAGCCTTTTCTTCGGCAGCCTTAGCGGCTTGAGCTTCTGCTTCCACACGTGCAGCTTCCTCAGCTGCTTTGGTCTCGGCCTGCTTCATTGCAATTTTGGCGGCAGTTTCCTCTGCTACCTTCTTAGCAAGAGCTTCCAAGTCGATTTCGGGAGTTTTTACTTCTCCTGACATTTCTATCTCCTTTGTAGCATCACTATAAGATGCGCTTACCAATCTGTCACTAGCTGTAAGAGACTCCTCTCCAGCCAAAGACTGACCGGCTAGAGCTTCACGATTGGTGAAAGTTTTCATAAAGTCTTTATACTCTTCCATAGAGTCAAAGCCTTTTGACAGAGAAAAAGTTGCTGCTTGATTGCAGGGAACGGAAACAACCGACACTTCAAACAACTCAGCATCCTTAATCTTATATCCATCAGTTTCCTCCATATAATCTGCATCCTTGACTCGGAAACCGACAGAAAAAGCTCCAAGGACGCCGTCTTTAATTAATTGACTGAGCTGAGGCTCAGCTTTACTAATCTTTGCCTTCAACTCCAACCCGTTTTCACCTATTTTTAAACCTGTGGCTCGACCAATAGGACGATTGTAGTCATGGTTAAAAAGAATAATAGGATTCTTCTCAAAATTACTCAAACCACCCTTTGACCAAGCCTCGGGAAGAATAGTATCGCCAGCTCGATCAAAATCTCCAGTACTTGCCATACCGCAGATGTGAACGCAGCCATCTTCCTCCTCGTGAGATTTAAAAACAGAAGTAAGATTAAAAATTTTATTCATCATTACTCTCTTCAGACTTGGAGCGTAGCTGTTCTAAAGGATCTTTTCTATCCTGTAGACTATTCAACTCTTCCCACCATTCTGGCATTTCACTTTTCATAATTTCAACCATTCTAGACCAGTTACCGAAATTACTCAAAATGACAGTTGAACGTACTGGAGGATTATCACTCCTATCATACTCTCGTTTGTTAAGGAGTTTACCTTCTTCCAAACACTTCATAGCTACCGCTTCCATTATAGGCTTTCTTAGCCTCATTCTACCCATTGTTTTCATCTCCTTCTTCAACGGGTCTACCACCTAAATCGGGATTTGCTGCGCTACCAGCAATATTTGCAGGTACTCTTAGTTCATCGTACCCTTCAATACTTTCATAGCCCAATTGATTTCTAGCCTCATTTGGACTAAGCACCCCGGTATTTACTAGTGCAGAGTAATACTGCGCCTGATCCCGGAGTTCTGGCTGTAATGCAGGAATGTTAGTAACATCCTCTGACAGTTCAAACCCAAAAAACCGTTGAAAAGATGAGTTCATTTTAACAACGATTGGTAAAATAGTTTCTAAATAATACAATCTCATATTTGGTCGTAGATTTGCATTATTTCCTGAATCCAATAATATAGGAGGTATCCCTAATGCTTTTAAAATAATATTTTCGTTGTCATCAATAGCTGTTTGAAAGTCTAATTCCTTAAAATTAACGTCAGCTATTTTGTCAACTTCCAATCCTCCATCTAGTATCAGCGGTCTTTTTCCGCCTCCGGAAGGATTGTATCGTGTCTGCCATGCCAGAATCATTCGTTCTTTAATTTTATCTGATAAAGTATTTGGGCTTTTAATCACCAATCCAGGTACTGCATCATTCTTAAAAAAGTTATCTTGAAATGATCGCATAGAGCGCATCAAAGTCATAGTACGAAGCGCTGGTTTTAGCCTGGAAACTCCTCGATAAATAGAATAGAAAGAGTTTTCTTTTACATGAATAATCTCACGAGGACTATAATCTATTTCCTCGTTAAAAGTATACTTCTCAATATATGTTGAATCGCTAGCATGAATATTCATTTTGTTTGCTGGTAAATGGTAGAGGTGAACCCCATCAAAATACGCAAACATATTACCATCTAGCAAATAATCCGTAATTAGATTACGTCTAAAAGAATTAATATCTTGATAGGGATTAGGCTCAAAATTTAACAGCCTATTTACACTCGCCCTTCTAACCCCTTTGACAACCGGCATAGTATTTGGTATTGCTTCTCCTACAACGGTTCTTATTTCTGCCGTGTCGTCAACAATCATATTCACGCCACGGTTTACAATTTCAAGATCTTCGTACGCTCTTTCGTACTGGTAAGTATACTCCCTGGAAGGATCGACTTGATTATCGTAATATCTTTGGGCAGGATTTAATTTTTCCTCCACTTCAAGAGGAGCAGATTTTTCCCAAAATTTATACCAAGCCATGCTTTTCTCTCTGTATTTTTACCCACCGAGCCTGTTTTTTAGCAGTACCGAGGCTTGGATCTCTTCCATAAATAGAATGAAGTTTTAAATGATGTTCATGACATAGAGTAACGGCATCATCATATAGCTCTGAGTGGTGTTCCTCTATAAATGTATCCCTAAAGTCCATTACATTCTCCGGATTTAATTTATTTTTTCGTATCCAATTATGCAGTAGTGGACTTAAACTGTAAAAGTGGTGAAAATCTAGATTATCTTTTTCACCGCAGATAAAGCACTCATCTCCTTTCTCATATTGAGACTTAGCTCTATCTCTAATGTATTTTACGACGTCTCGTTTCAATTTCATTTTTTATTACCGAAATTATATCTTTTCCAACCTGAAATGTCAACTACTATTTTTCACTACCTATCATCAAAACGCAGTAGCTGAAGTCTCAAATGAGTATAATGCATACCTGATTGCATCTGCCATGTGCGAAGCATGATTATGTTTAGGCTTTTCTTTTAGCAGGTTTGGATTAGGGTCC